AATGTTTAAATTAAAGAAATTTGTTTTTTTGGTAATAGATAAATCAAGTACTGATATAGCAATCCTAGAAGCAAGTGATACCTTTATAAAAAAAGGTGAATACAAATTCCAGCAAGCGGTAGAAAATTACAAGTACTTCTTTGAAGAGGGTAATGATTTAGATCAGTATGTAATGAGAGGTGTACTTTGAAAATCAAACATAAGCTAAAGGGGTATCCCTTAAATGATAAACAAGTATTGTTACTTAAAACCATAAAAGGCAAGAGAGAATATAAATTTGTGAATTCCGGTTATAAGGGTATGGTAACGTTAGCAATTAGAAGGCATAAGATAATTAATAAAAAACATTTGTACGGTGTAAACGAAGCAATAAAATCTGTTAGTGGTAGATTACTTAAACTCTTTAATTCACCTACACTTAAAATAAGTCAAAAAATAAAACCTAAACCATTTCAAGAGGTTTTCGAAAAAAATGAAGTACTTAACAATAAAGAAAACCATAAATTATATATAGGTTCAGGGATATGGAAGCGAAAAAGAAAATACATTTTAAACAAGCGAGGCAAGAAATGCGAAATCTGTACCTATACTTCTAATGAATCAAGTGAGTTTCACGTACATCATAAAACATACAGAAGATGGGGTAAAGAGAACCAAACAGACTTACAATTATTATGCATAAATTGTCATCATAGTTTACATAAAAAGTATTCAATACACGAACTAGAAGAACTATACAATAGCGGTAGCCGAAAAGCTAATAGAGTAGGCAAACAATTAATAAACAAAACAATGAAAACAGAAGTACAAGAGCAAAGCCCATTTTCATTTACAAAAATGAATAGAATAAATAAAAAAGAAGAACAGTTCACACTTAAGAAAGGAAAATTTACAATTACATTTAATTTCTTTGATTGCAATAGGGTTTTAAGTAAAAAAAACTTATCTACAATTAAAAAAAGCATAGAACAGTTTGGACAGCTTACACCAATTATGGTTACAAGAGATGGTTACATTATAGATGGTCAACATCGATATACTGTTTTAAAAGAACTAGGTAAAGAGATTTGGTATATCGTAAACAATACAGCAACAAAAGAACTCATAGAAGAAATCAACAATGTTCAAAAGCATTGGGGTACACAAGACAGAGTAAAGAACCAATCAGAAAATGGTTTAAAGGATGTTATATTATTAAAAAAACAATATCCTTATTATCCTGAATTTACACTTAATACAATCAATGAGGCATTTTGTAGAAAGACTGGTGCAGTTGGAGGATACTTTAAAAGAAAAGATTATTCAATTGACATCAAACAAGGGGCGAAGGTTTTAAAAACCTGTTTAGCCTTAAGTGATATAACAAGCGACGTCTCTTTACAATCTGCATTTGTTAGAGGGATGGTTGGATTTTATAGATTGTTTCCAGAGTACTCTATTGAAATGCTAGTGAAGAAAGCTGCTTTTAGAAAAATCCACGTTTATAATAATAGGGGTGAAATTACAGAAGAGATATTAGAGGTTTATAATAGAGGATTAAGAAAGAATAAACTTAAAAGATAAACCACATAATTACATCATATAATATAAAAGAATAAAAATCAATTGTATTATATGATGTACTATGTAATTAAACTTATTATAAATAAAATTGAATAAAAATACAGTAGAAGAATATTACTTACTTGCTTTAGTAGATATAGCTAACGGAACATCAATACAAGACCTTGAAGAAGAAATATATGTATTTGAACAAGAAGAAGAATATGAAGCGTGTGAAGGTATCTTAAAAGCAATACACGAAGCAGGATACAAAACAATAAAAGAAATAATTAATAATACAGAAAATGAATAACATAATAATAAAAGAAATAGTAGAAAATTATTACCAACTAGACATAACAAGACTAACACGCAAAAGAGAATACGTAGAAGCAAGAGCTATATACTACAACCTAGTAAGAGACAACACAAGAATGTCTTTAAGTACTATAGGTAAAACAATGGGTAAGGATCATTCTACAGTCTTATACTTCATTAGAAAGTTAAGAGACTGGATAACCTACGATCAACAAATACAAAGAGACTACGAGATATTAACGGATGTGGTAAAAGAAGCAGTAGAGTTAAACCCTGAAGATTTCAAAAGAGAGAAAACTATTGAAGGATTTTACCAAGTACAATTCAAAAAAATAGTAACAGAAAAAGAGCAATTGACAAAGGAAAAAGAAATAGCAGATAACAAATTAGAAAAATTACTTATAAGATACACAAACCTAAATAAGGATTATAAGGAGTTCAGAACTAAATATCTTTTCATAAGCTCAAGACTTAAAAAGCACGAACCAAATACATTTAAAAATAAAGAATTTGACATAACAGCTTAACAAACAAAGGGAATTTTTATTATATAGTTGACTAACCAAGTTATATCAAGATGGGACACGGTGGTAAAAGAATAAATTCAGGGAGACCTTCTAAAGCAGATGAAGTTAATTTAATAGAAAAGTTAACTCCCCTAGAAGATTCAGCATACCTAGCTTTAAAGGATGGCGTAGAACGTGGAGACTTTAAGTTTGTTCAGTTGTTCTATAATTACTTTGCAGGTAAACCAAGAGAAACAAAAGACATTACCATCAACGAAGATGTACCATTGTTTTTAGAAGAGTAGCGAAAACCTAAACGCTTACCTTGAGACTATATGATAGTTAAAACAACCCAAGCACTCCGAAAATTAAGAAAGCTAAACAACCGCATCAAAATAGTAAGAGGTGGTACTTCAGCAGGTAAGACTATTTGTATCCTATTAATCTTAATCGATTATGCAATAAAGAATGAGGGTAAAGAGATTAGTGTGGTATCTGAAAGTATCCCTCACCTTCGTAGAGGTGCTTTTAAAGACTTCTGCCAACTCTTAAAGGGTTTGAATAGGTATAAGGATAGCCAACTAAATAAGAGTACCTTAAAATACACATTTACAAATGGCAGTTATATTGAATTTTTTAGTACAGACCAACCTGATAAATTAAGAGGTGCAAGAAGAACAGACCTATTTATAAATGAATGCTCTAATATTCCCTTTGATGCATACCAACAATTAGCAGTTAGAACAAGCGGTACTATTTGGTTAGACTATAACCCGGCTGCATTATTTTGGGTGGACAAAGAATTGATAGGAAAAGAAGATACAGACTTTATAACACTTACCTATAAAGAAAACAATTCACTACCTGCTTCTATAGTAAAAGAAATAGAGAAAGCAAAGTATAAAGCAAAGACCTCTACATACTGGGCTAATTGGTGGAGGGTATACGGTCTTGGAGAGATAGGAGCATTAGAAGGTGCTTGCATACCCGACTGGAAAGAAATAGATAAGATCCCTAATGAAGCACGCTTATTAGCTTATGGTATGGATTTTGGTTATTCAGTTGATCCTACCACACTAATTGCATTGTACAAATGGAATGAAGCATACATATATGATGAGGTGCTATATAAGAAAGGAATGTTGAACAGAGACATAAGCAGATTTATAAGTCAGCTTGATATAAAAGAAAATATAGTAGCAGATTCAGCAGAGCCTAAATCAATAGCAGAATTACAAGGTTATGGACATTCAGTTTACGGTGTAAGCAAAGGAAGGGATTCAGTAGTGTATGGATTGAACCTAATGAACCAGAATGAAATATACATAACAGCACGAAGCAAGAACCTAAAAAGAGAACTAGGGGGTTATATATGGGCAAAGGATAAAGAAGGTAACCAATTACAAAAACCTACAGGAGAGCATCCTGATTGCATTGATGCAGCTAGGTATGTTTTAACAGATCAATTAGAGAATCCAACTAAAGGCGAATACTATATATATTAAAATAAATTGTTTATTACTTGTTTGTTAAAAATAAAGTAATATATTTGATGAAACAAAGTTTAACTAATAATTAGATTATGGAATACAAGACAGAAAAAATGATGTATAAATATGTTACAGCAAGCGAGAACAGAAACAAAGTAATTAAGTTTATCATAGGTGGAACCATTTGGTTCTTTACCGGGATGGGCTTTATGTACGGAATAGCAATTACATACGCATATATATGGAGAGCATTGTAATGAAAAAGAATGCTTGTTGGTACGAAAACATATACGTAGTACAGAAGCCAACTAAAACAGGAGGATGGAGAGGATCAGACGTTATGCTCTACATAGACTACAAAGGAACGAATAGAATAGAAGGTAAAGAAACATACGTACAGAACAGCCCAGCGTTAGAAGATAAGATAGAAGAGGTTTACATATACGCTTACGACAGATTCATATTAGGTAAGTAGAAAGGTTTATTTTGGTTTTTCAGGGGATTAGATCACTTAACGGTGGTCTTTTCCTTTTTATACAATATCTTTATATTCTTATTATATAGATATGAAAGTTGATATCAATGTACCGGATAGCCTTAATGAAATTAAATTAGAGCAGTACCAAAAGTTTCAAAAGCTAAACACAAAGGAAAACCAAGAAAGTTCTTTCCTGCTTCAGAAGATGGTAGAGTTGTTTTGTAACCTTGATCTAAAAGATGTTGCAAAC